ACTGTGAGATTGCTACCATCCCAAGTTAATTTATTTCCTAAGGAAAATTGGCTGTCATCATCAACATAAAATGGAGTATTAGTATTATTGTAAACGCCTGTTCCAAGAAAAATTTTTGAATTATTTGCTATCACTGTATTACCAGTTAACGTTAAATTTTTAGTGGTTATTGTATTGGCTGTAACATCACCTTCTTTTAGAACCTTGAACGGAGCACCAACTAAGGTTCCAGAACCCAACCAAAGATTTCCATCACTATCAACGTGAAAAGATCCAGAGTCAAATCCACCAATGTCAATACTTCCTGCTATTGTTGCATCGTAGAAGTATGCTCTACCGCTACCGTTGATCAACCAACCTGTCGTAGCATTTGCATAGCTTCCGCCCCCAACATCAACTCCATTAAATGTAGATGACTTGATTATAGATGTTGCGCCAGCCATTGTAATAGTGTGTGCACCAATTGTTCCAGCTGTGATCTTAGATGCAGTTAGATCTACAATGTGTGCAGAATCTATAAGCGTTGTAGCGGTAGATGCCACAATTGGTGTCCATGCAGATTTATTATTAGACGTATCTATAGATTGCACTCTAGCAAAGTAAAGTTTTTCTGTTGTCACTACAGTTGTGACTCCAGTATTTGCATTGACCTGATTTGTTGTTTCTGAGTTTTGCGGAACATCAACAGCTACAACGTTTGAGGAGGAAAAGCCAGAAAGATATGGAGTTGCTCCAGAATTAATAACATAAGTTGAACCACTTTGACTAATGTCTTCAGGAAGATAAACCTCATAGTTGTATCCTCTTAAGTCTGATTCATTAGAGGGATTAAAGCTAATCATTATCGACTTGTAGTTGCCGACTATTGTTAAATCACCAAGTTCTGCCGGCTGAGTAAGGTCAGCTGGAACAGTAAATCTAACAGCTGAAGCTGGATCTAATAGAACATTTAATTCTACATCTTTTGGTTTAACTGTTAAAAGATATTGTTTTCCAGGTTTTAAATTTTGTATCGTTTTTTTGATTGTGGCCATTACCTTAAGCCTCCTATTGATTTGAAGGTTAAATCTGGATTTATTTCTTGATCATCTAAAGAAAAATAAAAGTTTCTTAAAAAACTTATTTTACTTACGTAAATTTGATTATTGCCTGATAAAATATTTTTATCTGATAAAGTTTCAATTTCTAAAGTATAGTCAATATATTCTAAATCATTTTTTTGAAAAATTATTGATTCTTTTTCCTCAGTTGAATAACAATCAATTTCATACCAATCCAAAACTATATTTTCAGTTTCTTCTGAAGATTCATATTTTGTAGTTATTCTAACTTTACATTTACCATATCCTGGACCAACTGCACCAGTTATTTTAATGTTTGGTCCACTAAAAGTTCCGACTATCTTAGATCCAACTTTTGTTGACAGGTTATTAACCCAATCCGTTCCATCGTTGAAGTATGCCAATCTATAATATCCAATAGAGTTTTTATTAATCTCAGTGTCGTACAAATCAATGCTTGGTGGAGTTGCACTATAGTAAACACTATAGCCAGGACTTGCTTCAAGTGAATTAATAATAGCATTTGAATATTCTACATATTCATAAGACGTTACTGAGTTTGATGTGACTGGAGTTGCGTGAATGTATTTAATATAGTCAGATCCATAATAAACACTATAGGTTCCATCTGGAAGAGTATTTGCTTCGTGATTCTTTGCGGCCTTAAAATACATTATACCGTCAACAATTCTAGTAACCACAGGAGTTGAAGCCTCTAATGTTGAAACATTAGAATTTTCATAAACCACTAAATATGAATGATCTTGCTCAACCTTAAGAAGACTCGAATTATATACATAATTTAATTCATTGTTTCCGATGTCTGTAAATAACCAATCATTGGCAACAATATAGTCTTTTAATTGGTCTATTACTATTCCGCCTTTTTAATGGCGGAATGTTATAAACTTTTTGTTGCGGACTTGCCGCCAAATTGCTTGTATTGTCTAAATATTTAAACCAGCTCATGTCACAACTCTATGTATAATATTTCAAAATCGTATTTGTCCTTAAATTCATCTGGTATATCGATGCTGATATTTACATCTGCAACTGGAACCCCACCTATTAGTATATCAGGTGTGATGGAATCAATTTTGATAACAACTTCTCTTGCTGCTGAATTTATTTGCTGTAAATTAATTTCATTTCTTACCGACTCATAATCTATGTCTATAGATCTTATTCTTTTAGATCCATCTGAGCCAGAATGAGAATGTTCACCTATCTGTACTCCGTCTATCTTTGCAGCATTTTCTACTGTTATATCTCCAACTATTACTCCGCCAGACTTCATTAGATACTGGGGATGACTATCTTCGCTTAAGTCATCTAATAAAGAGTGACTAGATTTTAGTGAGTTAATTTGAGACTCATCTACAAATAAACCAGAAAGCAAAGAGGCATAATTTGAATCTGTTTCTGTAGTGACAATTCTTTCTCTATTTACAGCTTTTGTAGACAGCTGAGATATAAAGCTTGTGTATTTTCTTCTTTGAACTATAGATTGATATAAAGAGTCTATCTTTGCAGATGTATTATTTCTTCTCTCTAGCAAGTCAGTTAAAATTGATTTAAAGTTACCCTCTGCGGCTAAAAGCGCTATTGCTGCTTCTTCTGATAAGCTAGGTAATTCTGTTTTCATATTTGTAGTTCTTATGTCTAAAGCAAAATCGGCAACAACTTTTGTTTTAAATCTCAATGATGGACTTAAATACTTATTGTAGAAAACATTGCAGTTAGTTACCAAATCTTTATGAAGAGTATCTAACTGACTATCTATCATGTTTGTTAAAGAGTTTACTTTGATAGAAAAAAATGCTTGAAATTGAGCGGCTTGCTTTTTAGTTGTTTTATCCACTTCGGTTTCTGGCAAACCTGTTGGGGATGATTTGATTGATTGGGCAAAGAGTTCCTTATAGTGGATTGCCATTTTGAGCCAGTATAAGTAGTACGACGCGACCTGCTGTTGTGAGTCATCTTCATAGTTATCTCCAAAATCTGCACCTAATGAATTTATGATGCAATTAGTTTCATTTACTAAGTACTTAATAATTTCTCTAAAATCGTAGATGTGACCAAATGTAGTATTTGATATTAAGTTATCATATTCTTTTACAAATTTTCTATAACCTCTTGTTTGAACTCCTTCCGCATAAAGATATTGGTCAAAACATATAAAAGGTGGCCTAGGATATTTCAAGGTACCTGCATATCCTTCTATTTCTATTTTAGGATATGGATGATCAACTTTATTAATTTCATCCCATACATAGGCGTGTGCTTCTTCTAAGTTTGGATTATTTAATGGATCTAGTTTTACTTGTCTTAATAAATCTTCTAAGTCTTTTAAAAATTTAAGTAGGTCTGAAAGGCTATTCTTTGCTTCCTGCTTAAGAGAATGTAAGGGGACTGAATATGGCTGATCGTTACCATACGATACTCCGGCTTGGAAAAGAATCGAATTTGGTCCCTTTTTAGCAAAAACTGATTCAGTTGAGCTACGAGAAGATGATTCAGTTGTTGAATAATCTAATGTTACCTTTTGCTCTGTTGAAAGTTGATTGTCTATATTGTTAACTAATGACATATTTTTACCTAAAACATTTTTCTAGAAACACGTTTTGCAGGTCTCCCTTTTCTGATACCTGGCATCAAGTCAGAGTTTCTCTTAGTGGTTACCATGATACCAGATGCAGGCGCTTCTTTATCCCCATCATCAGATGTACTGCTTGTCTTTGGCATAAAGAACGTATTTGAAAAACTCTCTGTATTTCTTGCCACTTTTAATTTACTAAAGTCTCCATAATTTTGAGTAATAGCAAGAAGTGCTAACATTAAAGCATCATGCGCGTGATCCATGGCTGATCCACCAGCTTCAAATATAGGTCTTCCCATTTGGGTGGTTCTAACAACAACATATGAAATTAGCTGCATGTAAAGTTCTTCGTCTGAAGCTGGAAATAAAATAGCTTCTCTTTCAAGGTATTGAGTTAGATTGTCTACCATGTATGGTTTAATTTCTTTTTTAATTGGAAGCTTAGTATATGGATCTCTTATCTCTATACTTTCACCAAAACCTATTCCTTTAACTCTGTCTCTAAGATTTGATTTTGGGTTTTCCGTTCCATATTTTCTAAGTAGCTCAACTTGAACTTCTCCGTATCCGCGGTCAACATAAATATGCTTTGGATGAAAAGATTCATTCAATTCAACTATTCTATTAACTCCATTTGTTAAAGTATATTCAGACTTGGGAATTTCTTCTCTATACACAACTCTGACTTTATTTCTAAATCTTTCATCTTCATAGTTCTCATTGCAGGTTTCCAATACAACTATGTTTGTTCCAGCGCCGTATTTATCCCAGTCAACCCCAATTGTATAAAATGATCTAGCTGATTGTATTTCAGGTGTATAATCCCAAGATGGATCTATAAAAGCTTTGTCTATAAACTTTCTAGGATAAACACCTTCTGCGTCTTCGCCCCAGTCTGCTTCAATTTCGTGACGATAACCCATTTCTGAGTATTGCTCTCTAAATTCATCTTCTTGTTCTTTTGAAAAATATGGGTTGCAATATGACGGAAACCAAAACTCTTGGAATCTAGCGCTTCTGCACCATTCCCAGAATCTTTCTCTTCTACCAGTTGGTGTTGAAGCTCCAATGAGTATTTTGTCCGGTTGATCTTCTGCGGTCTTCTGTAACATCGCGTAGAGCGCGTCAAGGTCATCTGCATGCATGTAGTCCATTTCGTCCAATACAATTATGTGTGCTTCTTGACCACGGGCTACGTCTGACTTTCCACCTGAGCGCATACCAGATGTGAAGAACCTAATTGTAGAGCCATTAGAAAATTGAATCATAAACTGAGGACTAGTTACTTTTCTTATTATTGAATTTGTAACAATTTCATTCTTAGAGGCAAGTCTTAAAATTTCTTGATAAATCAATTCAACGTGCGATTTCATTGGCGCAATAACAAGACATCTTCCGTCTTTGTGTGTGTAGCTATAATGAA